TCGCCGTCCCATTCTGCAATCAAATCTACTGTACCAGCAACTTCTAGTTTGTTACTATATAACGACGCTTCTTGCACATAGATATTATCTACATGCTTGTCTAGTATTGGCTTGATTTCATTGAATGAATGAATGTTATTTTGCGTAGCACCATCTTTCCAATCTTCCATATTATTAACATAGTTTTCTGCCAACTGGTGAACCGCTGTCCCTCTTGTAGATGCTTGATATGAAATCTTATTAGCTTCTTCTGCTCCTACACGGGCACGCCAAGCCATGATAGAAGCTTTAGATTCTTCACTTAACACAGTAGTTACTGATGGATATTTCTTTCCCTCTGGTGTTCTGTAAGTTCGTCCTGTAGGTAAAGTTTCACAATCAAGTTCACCTATAAGTACATCCATGTCAATGTGCTTAAACATCTCGCACTCTCTTTCTTAGATCAGTCGTAGAAAAGCGATGATCTCTTTTATTAAAATACAATTCAATGCCACGATTGCGACACACGTCTTTACCTGTAAATTCTTTTTGACGATATTCTTCACCAAGAACTCTGATGTCAATAGGATACATATTTATTATATCAAGTAAATCTTCTTCGGTACAATAGACTACCACTTCATCAACATACTTTATTGCTGACAGTTGGGCTTGTCTCTCTACAATACTTTGAATAGGAACGTTCTTTTCTTTTCTATCTACATTAGGGTCTACTTGCAACGCACAGATCAAGTAGTCACATTGAGACTTTGCTTCTCTCAACATGGCTACATGACCTGCATGTAATAGATCAAACGTGGATGCAGTGAAGCCTATCTTTTTCATTACATAATCAACGCTGATTTCTCTGGTACGATAACATTTCTTGTACCTGTTGCTTCACGCCATGCATTTGCAATCGTAGGGTCAGTCTCTACCATGAACATCACACTCGTAAATTTAAAGGCAACTTCTGTCGGCTCTGTTGCACCTGTCATACAGATACCAGGAACAAATGATAATGCAGAATCGCCAGCTTGTACTAGGCGAGGTTTGTATAGTATGTACTGGTCTTTCTGAGTTTTTGTGTATCTGCCAACAATCTCTGCACCATTTGGCAAGACAATTGTTACAACAGTTACACCTTCTTTATTTAATGTCATAGTTATTCCTTTACATATTTTTATAGACGTACTCTAAAGCACGATCAGCTTCTTTATCTAGTGGGCGATTTTCGTACCAATTACCATTTTCAAGATCAAACTGTTGACACAGTGTAGCAATCTCGTATGCGCTAATAGGGTATTTGCTTTTTGTTGCATTGCCAGCTGTTGCAATCATTATGGCATACATCTTACTGTACCAGCCTGTTGATGTTATAGACGTGTATTCTGCCGCAAGCTTTCTAGGCCAAAACGGACAATTCTGATATGACGACCATTCATATGTCGCATCCATAGAATCTTTACGATATTGTACTATTTGCGACTGTATGCCTGATGGTAGACGATCAAAGAAACTGTTTGAACTAGAGCGTTCAGGCATAGGATGTTTTGCTATTAGCCCATCGGGGTCTATGTCTGATCCATCAAGGTGACTAAAAATAAAATTATTAGCTCCTTTATACTTTGCAGGGATGTAATACATACGAGATAAATCTTTAGTCTGTCTATCACCTAGATCACCTAGCTCTGTCTGTAAAGCATACCACAACTTCTTTATATCATCTTTGTGTACATCACAAGTAAGGGGAAACACTAATCGAAACTTTGGTTGTGCTTCTGTACTGCTTGCCGTACTGTAACAAATGAATCTATGTTCTTTGAAGCGTGTTTTTAAAATAGTCTCCACGTCACCATCAAAAACCATATCATCTACATCTACTGCCGCCCAACTTGCCCAAGTTAATACACTGTCATTTTTGCGTGTAGTATCTGTAGAGTAAGTAGCAGGCGACATTAGTTGAGCTGACTTTTTATCAGGCAACTCAACAGTAGATAGTTTATATAGAAGACGTTCAAACTGGTCAAAGCTCTTTATATCGACACGCTTGTCTGTCTTAGTATCAAAGAGACTGCTAAACAGTGTCAATGAGTAATTCACATCTTTCATAAGTTCACTTTCTCATAATAATTTTACTATTATAGCACAGTCCATTCGTTTTGTAAAGTATGTTTATCCAAAAAAATCACTTAAGTCGGATACAGGCTCATCAGTCCAACCCAACGCATCAAGGAACATTGTCATAGGCTCTAAGAAAGATTTCTGAAACTGCTTATCGTAATCTATGTACGGATGCAAGTTCAGCTCTTTAGGAAGCTCATTAGGATATGCAATCACATTCTCTTTAATAGGGTTCGGAGTTTTTAAATACACGTACTTAATCTTTTCTCCGTCTTTAATATAATCGTACTTCTTGTGCAAGTTATTCTTCTTTACGTGATGGTTATACAACAAAGAGCCTCTGGCATTTATCGGAGTACCTTTTGCATATATCTTTGTCTTATCTTCCCACTTACCTATATCTGATACACCACGTGGTGAACTCACATCCTCAGGTGGAAGACTATTAAATTCTTTACGAAAGTCTCTGATAAAGTCCTGTGTTTTCGTTTCTTCACCTTCAAGGATAACATGGAACACTTCTTTAAACTTATCACGACACACTTGCGGTGTAGAGGACTTAATAGCCTCGACACCCATAATCTTATGCTTTGGTATTGCATATTGCACACCCTCAGAGTTATGTACGTTTAGAATGTAACGTTTCTTTGCCAACCAAATACCACGATCAGCAATAACTTCTCTATCCATTTCCATACGATCACCGAGACAATTTAGATCAGTACGCATCTTACTTAACATTTTAGCAAACGCTGGTTCGAAATGTGCCTTGCATGATTTGTCTATGAACTTGACTGCACGATCATGTGTAACACCAAACTTATTCACAAAGTCATTCATATTAACATATACTGAATCTGTATCAATAGCGATAACATAATCTGTATTCTTTGTGCCTAAGACTTTATTTAACTCGTGGTTGATAACCTTTTCACACGACTTAATAACATGTTGACCTGTGACTGTCACACCTTCTGCAATACGCAAATCAAAGTAACGATAATACTTATTACCCATCGCACCATATAGACTATTCATAAGAATTTTAATAGCCATTTGACGATTAGTCAAAGTAGCAATCTCACGCTCAAGTTCTTTGGTAGGTGTTATTTGGTACTCTGACTGCGCTTCAAGCATACGTGTCTTAGAACGCTTACGATCATCATAGTATTCTTCAATAAGAGAAGGCATAAAACCTTTCTTACTATTGTCAAAACGCTGACCTGTCGCAGCCATAGAATGATTACTATCAGGATCTATGGTCAACGTTTCTGGTGACATATTCCATTGTGCAATTATGTTAGGATATAGAGACGCAAGGTCAAAGCTCACAACCCAATCATACATGCCAGGGGTGACATCTTTGACGTAGCCACCAGGAAATGTACTATCGATAGACGAAAGGACTTTATGTGATTTTGCACGTGGGACAACAATGTTTTGATCATGTAATGCTCTATAGACAATACTATCCCATATTGCAGTCGTACCGAAAACTTCAGACAAATTACATCCAGCCTTATAGCCCATAGTCAAGGCTAATCCCATCAAGTCAATCTTATCGTCTATACGCTCAATAAGCTCTACGTCTTTTATATTATAGTCTATGTAAAGTTGGTGGTTTTCTTTGTATAAGTTGCGAAGGCTACCGAACTCTTCATAAGACAACTTCTTTTCACCTACCACAACGTGGGCAATATGATCTAGGCGATACGACGCTTGAGGTCCGAAACTGTATCCAAACTTTTGAAACAAGTCTAGGTAATCTAATTGATTGATACCCATGAGTTGATAAGATTTCATCTCTTTGAATTTAAGACGTACAGTCTTTTGACGCACATCATTCCAAGGAGACATACTCTTTGAAGAAATATCCATATCGTGTTCTAAGGCAAGTCGCTCAATACGATTGACTAGATAAGGCACATCAAAGAAGCGGATATTCCAACCTGTGATAACATCAGGATAGTCTGCTTTCCACCATGTAATCCACTTAGTAAGTAAATCAATTTCGTCATTACACCTATGGTATTGTATAAGAAGATTCTTGTGCGGAGATTTATTATAATCGTACTCGCCACAACCCCAAACATGATAGATGCTATTACGAGAAGACTTACAACAAATAGCCGTGACAGGATGTAGAGCGTCTTCTGGCTCAGGAAACCCATCTTCAGAATGTACCTCAATGTCAAAGTTGACAATGTTCATATGAGACTTCTTAAAGCTTACTTCACCAGGAAACTTATCTTGAATGAATTGCATAACAACTCTGTCCATACCATGATATGTAGAATTTGCT